GTCGCACCATCAGAGCCTCCATACTTGAATTTAGCGCTTTTTGACATTTCCCAAGAACAGGTCATCAGCAGCGGGGTGATGAGATAGATCCCATCGGGGAAGTAAAGCGTCTTGCCAGTCGAGGCATCGTTGGCAGCTTGAACCGCGGCGGTGTCATTGGTGACGCCATCACCGACGGCGCCGTAGTCTTTGACGTTGACAAAGATTTTGCCTTGTTTGGCAGCGTCCAGGGCATCGATCTCCCCTTCCATGACGGCCAGATCAGCGTTGACTTCGACCTTGAAGGCATCCAGGGCATCGTTGAAGTCAGATAGTGAAGCGGTCAGGATCGCCTGGATCGTGCCGTCTTCCTTCCAGACTTCGAGGTATTCCGTGACGGTTTGGGTCAGGTCGGCCTCGAAGGTATTCAGGAATTCCGTCAGCGCGGCACTTTGAGCCGCATCCGAAGCGATGAGCTCATTGAGCTTCGCCAGGACCTTGCCTAAGAATTCGAGATAAGATAACGAATCATCATAGACAGTCGGGATGACCGTCTGGACCCACGCTTGAAGTGGGTTGATCGTAGCAGGTGTATAAGGCATGAGTTTTCCTTCCTCACCAAACGGCCATGAATAATTCTTCTAAGGCCGCGATGACCATCATGTCCACGTTGAGGAAGGTTTTACGGTGCTCGATGACCAGTTCAGACTGGCTTTTGGCTCCGTTGGATCCTACGATCGTTTTCAGGTAGTCGTCCACGTTGGTGATCGTGTTTTCTGAATGAGCCGTTGACGATCCTGTCCCGGTGCTGCCTGCTTCGGATGAAGCGATGTCCGCCCGGCTCGCATAGCGATTCACGGGGTCTTCGATCTCATCCAAGTATAGCAATCCTTGAGGGGTATCACTGCTCACGTCTTTATTTCGGGTATTGGTATCTGATGCGGTTTCTGAGCTGCTTGTCCCGTCACTGGCGGAAGCCCCTGCGGTTTCCTTTTTACTGGATTCCGTGAGGTTGACCGCATACAGCGGGTTGAATTGGATCAGCGCGTTCAGATAATACTGATTGAACAACGGCATCTCCTCTCTCATTTTAACATTCAGAAACCATTTAAACAAGGCCGGAGTTTCAAAACCGATCTCACGGAAGCGGAAGTGATCCAGGATCTTCGTGTTGAGGGCGGCTCGATAGGCTGCGTCGAAGATCGGATAGTCATTCAGACCGAGGTCATAATTGATTTCCTGAAGCGTTTTGATCGTCGTCGTGTACTTCGCCATCGTTCACTCCTTTCGTCCGCAAGCGGACCGATACTTTCAGGCCGTATTTCTCATTGATGAGTTTACAGGCCATCTGGCGGGTCTGAAGCATGGTCATGTAATTAAGTTCGATGACCTGATTGTTGGCGTTGACTTCATCCACGATCAGCCGTTCCCGCTTGTCCGTATTGGCATTGTTGAGGCCCATCCGGGTATAAAAATCATTGATGATGGATTCTTTGGCCTGCTGGAGTTTATCGACCAGATAGGGGGCATCGAGCCCGATATACTTGATCGCGTCAAGGTCCAGTTCTTTGGTTCCCATGATGAGGCTTTGGTTGCCTTCGACCTTCATCATGAATTGCTCCCAGCTGAAGCGCTGCTTCTCATTGGTCAGGATGACCCACGGTTTCTTCTGAGTGGCCAGATTGACGGAGATCGTCATTTCGAGATCCGCCAGGCGGGCCGCGTAGAAGGTAATGATCTCCATGGTCGGCGACATCATCGCGTTGTTTCGGATCAGGACCATATCTCGACTTTTGAAGTCTTGACTGAATAGCCCGTTGGCCGAGTAACACTTATAAGCGATCGGCTCGCCGTAGATGTCCACCATGCCGACAGCCGTGACACGTGTCGCGATGAAACCAAGACCGGGAGCCTCAATGAAGGCCGCTGCGCCGGATTGCGCCAGGCTGGCCTCAATGAAGCGGGCATTGACCGAAGCCGGAAGCCCTTCCCACTCAAACATCGTGAGGGCCAGATTGCCTAAGTGATTGTAATACAGCTGGAAGGCGGCCTGGTTATTATAGAGCGACTTGTTGAAGACGCTTGTCGATTCTTTTTGTCCCATAGGGCCTCCTTAATGATTGTTCTGGCTGTAATCCATGAATTTGGTCGGGTCGTGCCAGAACGTGATGCCCGCCTCATAAAATTTCTTGAGTTTGATCATATCGTTGGAAGGAATGTCACCTGTGATGTTGGCATCGACCAGTTGGACGTAATTCCAGTACGGACGGCCCGAGGTGTTGGGGACTTTGAGATCCGCGACTTTATAGCCGAATTGCTCAAAGTAGTTATCGATCCGTCGCATGTCTTCCAGATTGATGTGAACGTGATAGAAAACAAAGTTCATGATGCCATGGACTGCGCGGGCCACGGCTGAGGATGACGCTCCTTTAGATGCCGGGGGAAGGACTTGTTTCTCAAGCGCTCCGCCGATGATCTGGGCCACGCCCAGGGCGCCTCCGACAATCGCGACAGGGTTGGCTGTTACGACGCCTATTCCAAGACCGATGCCTGCCCCGACAACGCCTAAGCCCATGCCGACCATATTCTGGGCCAGCCAGTTCTTATAAACGTCTGAGCTCCAAGCGCAAAGTGGATAGCCGGCCAGGGTAACTGTTTCCGCGTAATTGGGATCCGATGAGATGCCCCTGTAATTCTCAGGCGCGCAGATCATGGATGCGTTGGGATTGATGTCTCCTTTGATCAGAAACAAAGTCGAAGCGGAAGTCGTCATCCATTCATAGCGATAATTGACTTCGGACCCCATGTTGTTGGTGATCATCATGTAGGAGTAAGGATAAGTGAAGCACTTTTTGTTTTTGGGGTAGAAGATGTCTGAAGCGAAAGCATCGCGGAAGGAATTCCGTCCGCTGGCCCCGTCCCAGATCGGGATCGAGACCGTTTTATTGATTGATAGCGCTACGTTGGCAGCCAGGCGGGTGCCATTAGCCAGAGGAGCTCCCGGGATCATGGCCCTTGGGGCCATATTGATCGCGATGACGGCGGTTGATTTACCAGCCGTATCTAAGGCATTGAGCATTGTAGATAAGGCCAGAGCGCCGGCGGTGTCCGCATTGTAATAATAGTGGGCATAGGATGAGTAGATGCCATCCTGGAGCGTTCCGACGATTTTAGCCCAGGGCGTCGCATTTTCTACGTTCATGGTGACCAAGATACATAAGGTCGCCAGACCGGCGTCTGCTTCATACTGGGTCAGCGGATCGTTGTAAGCCAGGTTCTCCGGGGTCGTATAAGCGCCGAAGGTGTCCGTCGTCACATGCTCACGGACCACGAAGGACTTGAGCACGCTCACGTCGAAGGCCCAAGTCTGGTAGACGTCGGTCTCGATGTAAGCCAGGGTCACTTCCGGGCTGGCGTATTCCAGTTTGTTGATAAAGGCATAAAACCATCGATCCTCAAAATTCTTATTCTGATACATGACGTAGTTCACGGTGTCCAGTTCGTCCATCGTGGCCGGGACCCTGATGAGGGAATCCCGGCGTTGATAGGTAAGGTTATCTTTCGTAAATACGACTTTGCCCAGGAAGTAAGCCTCCTGGGCAGCCTTAGAGGCGAACCGGATCACGTGTTGGTTTCTGGCGTCAAAGGGGACAGAGCAGAAGTGGATCGTGGTATCCGGGGTGAAAGCCATGATTAAGCCACGGTCGCGATGGTGAAGGCAGCAGCCGGGACTTCGCCGTTAGCGATCGCAGCCGCTTTCGGTTTCATCGTGACGGATCCGGCAACAGCAGCCGCGGAGTTCTTCGTGGTGACGGTGACGGTCTTCTTGTCAGCTGAGATGACGATGCTTTGAACCACGACTTTCGTCCCGGCTTCGCCGGTGATGTCCCAGTTGGACAAGACGCTGGCGGCCGAAGTAAACAGGCTTCCCGAGATGTCCAAGTTGATCGTGTGCTCAGTGTTGAGCGCTTCGCCGATCGCGATCGCCAGGGCGGTACCGCTCAAGGTAGTCGCGAGGTTGACGATGAAGGCCACGGCATTGGCAAACAAGCTATGGGAGTAAGTCTGCCAGTGATTCCAGAAATAATTCCAGTACATGCCTTTAGGGTTATAGAATTCGCCCATTTCGGTCAAGTTGTCATAGATCTGGAACCAAGCCTTGTCGGCCAGGATGGCATAGATCTCATCTTCGGTGTCGGGATCGGTCCCGGAATCTTCGCCGAAGGAATCGACTTCCAGCATCATCTGTTTGAGTTCGACCTTGCCGAGATTGAACGCGGTGGCCAGAACGTCGATGTTGATGGTGGAAGCAATGTCAGAACGGATGATCAGGACCTGATCTTCGGAAGGGGTCCAAGTGATGACGGGATCCGTGGACGTGTCGCCTGCCGGCTTGTTGGCCAGATAGACATTGAAGTTGGAGCCCGGGAAGGTCATCAGCTTTGAGGTCGATTGAACGACTTTGACGAATTCTTTGGCGGTCGCTTCCGAGGTGATCGGAGTGACGTCGATCGTCTTGATCTTGTTTTCCAAGACGGCTTGACGCATTAGACGTTTCATCAGGATGAATTCGTCATAGGAGTCGCCGGAATATAAGGTGTTGGCGATGGAATTGATCAGCTGTTCGAGGGCTGCGAATGAAGTGAAAGCGGACTTGAGCGCCTGGCGGGTGACGGTGACCGTGTACTGGTCCTGTCTGTTCAAGCGGTGATAGATGACTTTGGTATCGGAGACGCTCTTAGTGAGCAGCGTTTCGCCGATGGTTCCGGTAAACGTTGTGGCTTTGGCCGGATTGGTATAAATTTCTTCAATGTCGTAACCCAGAGGCACACCTCCGCGTTTCAAGATCGCCAGCGGATTGGCTGCGGTCTTGTTGTGAACGATCGTCATTGCGATCTTATTCACCAACAGAGACAAGAATTCATTT